TCTATGTTGCCACCTGCTGCTACTACATAGTTGCCACTGGTTGCTGTTTTCATTTCCCCAGAGACATTAATATCATAACCAGCTGATGCGGGTGCGGATATCATTCCCTCGAATGCTCCTCCGTTTATGCAGCTAAAACTTCCACCACTGATTTTAGTTCTAACCTTACCACCCACGTCGGTCATAAAATTACCACCGACTTTTTCGTATCTGCAGTTCTCTGCACCGATACGAACATCTCCATCACTCTTTATTGAGAATGTAGATGATTCTTTTTGGATCTTAACTTCATAATTACCTTTGACGTTCTCTTTGATAGAGCCACCTTCACTCAAGTCATTTAGTAAGAAGGTTGTTTTGTTCTCATATGAGTTGGAACTGAGTTTCATCTGGTTCTTTGAAGACAAAGCCATGTTCTCTTCAGCTCTCACATACATGACACCGCCACACTTCATTTCCCAGTTACCGTTGATTTGATCGTAACGGTTACCTTCAACCTCTGTGTGCATATCACCTTCAACATATAGGTTGACATCACCTATAACTTGAAGAACTACTCTATCAGTATCAACATCAGTACCTACCTTTATAACAAGATTATGGTCTGATAAGATATATGTATCATTGTAAGACTTTAGAGTCGTGTTCTTTTTCTCATCCAAATCAAGGAAATTTCCATTTGCATTCAATAAACGGATCCTTTCACCATCCTTGGTATTGTTCATTTCTAGAACATGTCCAGCTGATGTTGTCTGAACATAGTTCTTTGGATATCGTACTCTTATGGTAGGACTATCGTTCTCTTCAACGCTCCCACCTTGAAATAAATTAACGTCAGCCATTAGTATCCATAACCTCCTCCACCTTGATTAGGTGGATTGTTTGATGGTGGTGTTGGATTGCTTGGTGTACTTGGTGTTGATGGATTCACAGGTGTCGTAACTGGATTAGTAGTTGTAGTATCAGTATTAGTTGGTGTACTTGGAGTTACAGCAGTTGTAGTAGTAGTTGAGTCAAGAGTTTCAGTAGTTTCTTCCTTAACTTCTCCTACCAACATTGGGTGTCCAACACAGTCTATGTAGGTTTGAAGTGGTAAAATATTGCTCTCTTTGATCTGTCTAGGTCCATTATATGCGTAAATTGGAATAAGTTTTCCACCAGTACCAGTAGGAGGTTGACCACTAAATCCTCTGTCTACAACAGTAGGTTTAACAAATCCAAGAACCTTCTTAGTAATCTTAGGCTCTACAAGAGAACCATTCTCATCCACAGTAACAGTACCTATTTCTTGTTCTTTAGGACCTGCTCCGATAACGATGACTGGATTTACGTACTTGCTACCAACATTTTCCATCTTGACATTATCAATGATAGGAATAAGGTCACCACACTTGGCATATATTGCAGTTGCTTCCTCTGGGAATACTAACTCTGGATATTTTTGATTGAAGTTAAGTGTAAACTGATATCCTGATTTAGTTTCAAGTATGACACCAGACTCTAAATTAATATTCCAAGATGGATCTATAGTAGCAAACGTCATCAGATCAGCACTAAAATTAGTATCAACTACTTGCAGAACATCTGGTTTTGTAGGATCTACAGTTCCATTGGCATATTGAACAAGCATTAGATTTTCACCATCATCTAGATTGTTGATTATGTCACCTTTGGGAACTGTAACAACATACTGTTCTTTAGGGCAGAATGTTGTAGCTGGATCAAATCCATATCCAATACCAGGTTTGATAACTTTAATAGAATTTACCTGACCATCGACAATAACTGGTTTTAATACTGCACCACCACCCTCAGGTTCATTGCAAGTAAACTGAGCTCTGACTTGTGCTTCTAAACCAACATTACTTCCTTTACGTTTCATAAAGACACCTAGTATCTGTCCTATGTCATCTACAATAGGCAATGCTTTGATTGGACTGGTTGATTTAAGATTATCCCATACCAACTCAGGGAAGCATGGCTTCTTATTAAGGATACTATTAGAACAGTTAACAGTAGCAGTGCTTATATTACCATTACTGTCATAGAAATTCAAGCTCTCAAACTTCTCTAGAGGACCTCCCGTCTTGAATGACTTCTCTGTAAAACCAGAGTTCTGACCCACAGCAGAGTCAAGAGGATATCTAACACCAGTTTTTGTATCAAATATTTGTTTCTCCCCGTTACCACTCACGAATGGTACAAATCCTTTTTTAGGTTTACCATCACCAACCACAGCACCAGAGTTGGGTGGTTTGAATGCATACTGTGCAATTTGTTCCTGTTTTGCATCATTACCCTTCTTCTTAGCACCAGTACCAACCTCAAATACAGATGCACCGATAGCACATGATACCTCACCATCACAGAATAGATCTATAATATCAAATACTTTGCTCAATATATTTTGTATCTTATCAGCAGCATTCTTGATAGAACCAACAATATTTTTAAGCATACCCAATGCATTTTTTATCTGATCCATTATCTTGCCCATGATGGCTCCGATAATATCTTGTATTAGACAAAGTGCTGTGTCTAGTACATTTTCTAAAAGATCCATCAAGATGCCTTTGATAAATTCACCTAACTCCTCAAGCATCTGTTTGAATAGACAAGATATTACGTCACCAACATCTTTTAGTTTCTTCTTGACTTGATTATCTGCTTCGGGATCTGGAATACCTATGTCATTGAGACCATCTTGTATCATCTTCTCGACATCTTCCATGACAACACCCTTGATGTTGGCAGTAAGACCTAACATCTTTCTCTGTATTCTAGCTGCAGTCTGTGATATCTTTAAATCCATATCTGCAACATCACCAGTTGCTTCTTCAATATATTCTCCTATAGAGTTTTGTTTGACACCACGAGCCCATTTCATAAACTCAGCAAGAGGACCTTCAAGTTTTGTAGCAGTCTCTGATCCACACTTACCATTACCAACTTGGACTGTTACTTTCTTTGCATCATCAGCAGCCTTCTGGGCTGCTGAATATTGTTCATCTCCACCACGAGGATTTACTGTACTACCGTTCCCTCCTTTACCATCACTTCTGGTAGATGCTGTATCCAAACCAGTATTATCGTCAGTTTCAATTGTATTACCTGTACCTGGTATACCACTTCCTGAACTTCCATGAACTCTTTCATCATATTCAGGAGCAGCAAGTTGTGCAAATCCAGTCTCCGATCCTTTCTCAGTTCCATATGCACCTATAGGATTTTCATCACCAACAGCACCCATAACAATAGGAATCTGTGCAGCTGCACCATCCAAGAAGAAACCAATAACCCAACCGTTAATCTGTAATTGATGATGTCCCCCAATACCTGATCTTTGTGGTGATGTGACAGGCATCAAACATAATGCCCATGGTAAATCTTCTGTTGGTAGGTCAGCCTTATTGGGACTATGATACCCTACAATCCTAACTTTGACTTTGTTAGTCCAGTCCCAATCTGATGTATCAAATCCCTTACCAGAAAATACATCTTGCAATTCACCAACAACATTTTCTCTTACTTCTTTCCAAAATGTGCCAGCACCATCATTCTCAACTTGACCTATCCACCAGTTGAATCCTTCCTTACCTATAAAATTAGCAGTTGCTTCTACACTCATCCTACTATACCAGTATTACCCTCTGTCATATCACTAGTCTTAGTTTGTTCAGAACCAGGACTGTCCGTAAACAGCGTTAGTTTGGTGCTCATTTGATTATTCTTGGTCAGAAACTGACGTTGAACTCTACCAACAACATATTTACCACTGTTTTGTACGTCTAAGTTTTGCTCCTTACCTTTAAATACAAACAACTCTACCACCATACCAACAGTCATTTCATTAGTCCCTACGTATTCTACCTCTACTTCCTTATTATAAAATAATTTTTCTCTCAATGCAGCCTGTGATATTTGTGCTGTCATGCCAGCAGTGTATGTGCCTTCAGTAAACAGTGCAGTATCAAGTATTTTAGACATATATCTTGTAGGTGCAGTGCTTTTATCGAATTTCTTATAGTATTCTGGAACTGAGTAGTTCTTATTCATCAAAGGTACGTCTTGGTAATATTTATTGATGTTAAAAGGAAATTCTTCGTACTTCATGTCCTTAACATCAAGTGTCATCACGTTATTGGCATAAGAACCCATGTTCAAACCCCTCAAAACATCAGAGGATTTTCTAACAGTCATCTTATCAACTGGTAGGATATTTTTAGTCTCCACGTCTTCTGTTTCTTCTGGTTGATGTCCAACTACAATCTTTCTAACTGGTTTTTCTTTTGTGAATGAATCATAGGACTTAAAATTATACCCAAAATTATTTTGGAAGAAACAGTAACCAGCTGATGCGTTTTTACCACCAGCAGATTCAGCAGAGATTGCTTTACTGCATAACCATTTAATTATAGTAAACGGAGCCCAAAATGGAGATATGAAAGATATTTTATTAGCAGTCTCTTCAATTTTACCTTCGGTAGAAAGACCAGTTTGTAATAGCTTTTGGAGAAGGTCTTCTTCAACAATCTTACTAATTTTTTCACCTCCCCCTTTACCAAGACGTTTTGATAATTTTACAGCAGCATTATTAATCAGATCGGGTGTGCATAATAACAATGTAGCTTTAGATGATCCACCCTTCGTAACTCTGTCCTGTATATCATAGATGATCATATAATTTGCTATTGCATTTCCCTTATGATCCTCAAACCCAATGAACACTGGTTCCATTCCTTGAAGTGATGATACGAGACCCGTTTGACTGTCAGTTATCTGCACTTCCATTCTGATACTAGCACTTCTTATATCCTCAACGTAGTTGAGATACAATAAATGATTGACACTAAGATCTGGATACTCTCCTATCCTAAAATCTACAAGTCTAAAATTAGATTCTGAAAGGTTCATGAGAATTGGGATGTGGAAGAGTATTCATCAAAATATGGAGACAGTTCTATCACAGGAGCAGTCTCTGCACCTCCTTCTGGAGTTTTGGTTGGAGTAGGAGTTGTTGAAATTGCTGGCATTGCAATCTCACTCGCTATATTTTGTTTAGTTATTTCAGTGTTGTGTGTAACTAAATTTCTATTTTCAGTGATGACATTATTAGTTAGTTCATTGAGGTCTGTTCTTTGCTCATCATTCTTAGCAAAGAAGTTGTTATGAACACTTTTCGCTGCTTTGTATCCAGCTGTAGCTAACATGGCTGCAGGTGAGAACATGAGTGCTTTCTTAGCAAAACTACCCAAGTTACCAAGAAATCCACTCTTCTTATTCACATTCTGGGTGATATTTGTGTTTGAGTCACCGAAACTAACAGGCATTGGTACAACACCATCAGTACGAGTTTTCTTACGGGATCTTCCTTTTTTACTATCACCAAACAAGGATCCACTGTATCCCATCATTGGGAATGGTTCTCCCTGTGCATATCCATCACCATACTTCACTATATTAGATGTTGGTAAAGCTAGTTGATCCTTGGCAGCTGGTAACAATGAAGTTGTAGATGCTACTGTTGTTGGTGATGGTGATTTAGTAAACATATTAACAATACTATCAATACCCATAGCACCATATAATACTGCCAACTCACCAATAGATTTTGTTTTTACCTTCTCCTCTTTATTTTGAACTCTTTCTTCACCTACAGGAGGAGGAGTTATATTGAAAGCACTACTTACTTTTTGTACTTCAGATTTTACAATGTTTGAACTACCAGGTATTGAAATTTTAGATAATAAATCTGTTAGTGCAACTGCAGCTGCCCGAGCTGGCAATGCCATTGACTCAGAGAATGCTTTTGCTAACTTATCATCTATCTTAAACTCATCTAGTACAGCACCTGTGACCTTAGTTAAATCGTTTGTTACTCCTGCTTCTGCTAATGATTCAGTCTGGTTATTAGTCTGAGGTTGATATATACCACTACTGTCTGGTATCATATCAATGATAGGATTGTTGCCAACGACACCACCCTGACGCATTTGTTTAGGCTGCGACTGTTGACTTGGTTTATTGACTTGAATAGTATTAGGTGTTAGTTCATTGACGGGACTTAAATCAAATCCTTTACGGGATATTGGTTGAACATCCAATCCACCAGTATCATCTAATGACTGTAACTTCTCAGCTAATAAGAAATCTTGAAATACATCCTGTCTCCACATAGCCTTCAACATGGCATTGCGGTCATCAACCATACCTAATAGACCACTGCCTTGGTCTAACAGTTGTTCTTCAAATGGATATGCTTCGCTAATATTAGACATATGCTACCTCCACTCTTGATCCCTTATCAAAAGTATCAATAATCAATGTCCTTCTGATTTCTTTTGTCTCATTCCTAGCAATAGGTATAGGCACTTGCACAGTAGTCTGTATAGGAATAGGTATCATATTTGGTTGAGTTGAAATCATGGTCTGGTTCTTATCAATCTGATTTACTTGCTCATTAGAAACTATCGCTTTGTCAGTTTGTAGGTCTGGTGCGACTATATCATTAGACATCATACCAAGACCTGCAAGTGCACCTGTTGTTGCACTTATCTTTGCTTTTGCTTTTTTGGATATCAGTTCTTTTTTATCACGAGGTACGGGTGCCAAATCTCTCTCCATATTATTTCTTGACCCACTAGGTTGCAAATCGTTTAAGTACTTAGTATTACTTTCATTGTTGACAAAATTAAAGTGCACTGCATCTTCAGTACCTGCCCACTCAAAATTATATTTCTTACCATTTTGCAGCATCCATTGGTGAGCAGGTGATCCAATAGCAATATCAAGACCCCAACCCTGTTGGTGTGGTGATGTTCCGATCTCTGCAACTTGTGTAACAAGAGGATCACCAGCAGCTTGTAAATCTAACAACTGTTGCTGTTGGTCTGGAGTTCTGAATGAGGAATTGACACCTGAGGTTAGATCAACACCATCAAGTGCAGCTGCCCTAATTGCCTTTTGCCATGCAAGTTCAGTTGAATTATTCAATATAATATCGTTTCCAAATCTATCCTCACCATTACCATCACTCGGTATCTTTACCTGTTCTGAACCATCACTAACTATATT